ATTGCTGTTGACGTAGGTGTAGTTGCTACATCTGCTATCTGGCAAAATACTGATGTGGCATATGATACTGCTATTGGCGGTATGCCATTCATCTACGCAATCAGTGACGCACGCCCATATATCCGACAGACTGCACCATTCCGTAAGGAACAATTTGACAATCAGACTGAACCAGGTGAGCAATCACTTACTGGTTGGTGGATTCGCAGCCAGCAATCTTTCCACGCAGGGGACGGTATAACTTTCTACGACCCAGCACAGACAACATCTAACTCACCTGACCACTATCGCTTTGCCGATAGCAGGGGCATAGATGTATGGACACAGGGTGAAGTAACACTACTCAATGATGTAACTAACACACACTCTACTACTGGCGCAGTTGTAGGTACAGACCATCAACATGTTAATCAGCATGCACGTTCTATTCAATGGTCTGGTGTTAATGGCGTGCTATTGCATGATGAGTTCGATGTAGATAAAATCTATTCAGCAATTACTGTATCAATAACCAACAAAGCCTTAACTAGTAACGTAGCAACCCTTACTACATCCGCAACGCATGGGCTTACAATTGGTATGACCATTACAATCACAGGTGTAGATGCTACATTTAATGGGGAATATCGTATTACTAGTGTACCTACAACTACGACTTTTACCTATGCTAAGACGGCATCTAATGTGCCATCTACCGCTGTATCTCCAGTAGGTACTGGTGTAACTAGTCCAGTAATTCACTTCATTGATTATCTATCTGGTACAGACCGTAAAGTTTACGCTATCTGTGATGATGGAGTCTATGCTTACTGGATAACAAACAAAACTGCAGGTGGAGCAGAGCGCCTTACCATGTTTAAGAAGCCATTAACTGGCGACTCAACTACTGGCTCATCTAACCCATCTGCAACAGGTGACGTTACACAGATGTTCCAAAGCGGAGATGAAGAAATCTTTTATGCAACAATGGAGTTCATCAAGGACCGTATTGTTCTTTGTGTCAATAATAAAGTTTACGAATTCCCTACCAACACTGACACATTTGGTGATGGTAATCTTGTCTTCACTAATACTAATATTAACTATCACTACACATCCGTAGCTGCATCTGGTCCTGCTATCTACACTGCTGGTCACTCAGGCATCTATTCAACAATCCAGAAGTATACACTTACAACTGCTGGTGTAATGCCAACACTAACATCTGCTGTTGTTGCAGCAGAGTTACCTGCTGGTGAAATTGTAGAGAAGTTGTATTACTATCTAGGTTATATGTGCATCGGAACCAATAAAGGTATCCGCATTGCTACCGTAAATGACCAAGATGGTTCACTCAGTTACGGTCCGCTTATTGTAGAGACATCTCAACCTGTCTACGATTTTGCAGGACAAGACCGTTTTGTATGGGCGGCATCTGGTGTCGGGGAACTAGATGGTGGTTTAATACGAGTAGACTTAAGTCTTGAAGTTTCACCTTTACGTTTTGCCTACGCAAACGATGTCTATGTATCGCAGTCTACTGAGCATTACACTACAGCCGTTGCATTCCTTGGCACAACTGACAGAATTACCTTTGCGACTGCTCACAATGTAACAGATGGCGCCATCTACCTTGAATCAACAGACTTGTATCCATCAGGATACCTGACTACAGGTTACATTAGATACAACACACTAGAGCCTAAGAACTTCAAGCGCCTTGTCGCTCGTGGTGATTTTGAGTACGGGTCTATGACCCTTGAAACAGTTACCGCTGACGGTACTGAGTACGACGTAGTTGCATACGATGCATCTGTCCCACCAGTTGAGGTAACTACATCTAACCCACAGGAAGCACAGGAGTATCTAGCCTACAAGTTTATCCTATACCGCGACGGGGACGACGCAACACGAGGCCCAATCATGAAGGGCTACCAGGCGAAAGCGACTATCGCTACACCTCGCCAGCGAGTAATGAGATTCCCCGTCTATTGCTATGACGTGGAGACAGACCGATACAATGTACAGGTAGGGTATGAAGGCAGAGCCTTCGATAGAATTGCCCAACTAGAATCCATTGAGGAAAATGGTGACGTTGTAACATGGCAAGACTTAACCACAGGTGAGTCACGCCAGGCTGTCATTGAACAAATCTCTTTCACCCGCCTCACACCTCCAGACCGTGGATTCACAGGCTATGGTGGTGTCATTGATATCACGATTAGGACCGTATAATGTCTACTGCTCAATGGCTAGGTTTAGCCGTATCCGTCTGTACATTAGTTGCAGCTTTTGCTACATCAGTTCGCTGGTTAGTTAAGCATTATCTGTATGAACTAAAGCCTAACTCAGGCACGAGCCTGAAAGATTCAGTCATTCGACTAGAAGAAAAAGTAGAAATCCTATACCAGATTATGATTCAAAGAGGAAGAGATGATGAACGATGAAGCTTGTTGTCAAGAAAGCCACACCTGCCGCTACTGCTGTCCTTCGTCAAGCCACAGCGATTTCACCCTCGCGTTTGAAAGTGTCCGATGGACTTCTGCCGTCGAAGGCGCATCAATCTCAGAACCCCAATTCAGACCATAACACAGGTCTTGCTGTAGATTTAACCCATGACCCAAAGCATGGCATCGACTGCGTCGATATCTTCCAGAAACTAAAGGAAGACAAGCGAGTTAAGTACCTGATTTTCAAGGGAAAGATTTGGTCAGCAGAGCGTGCGAAAGAAGGAGACCGTGATTATGACGGTTCAAATAAGCACAACAAACATCTTCATATCTCAATCAATGAAGGTATGGGGAATGATACTTCACCGTGGTTCTGGTGGCTTAACCAGCCTAAGGTAATCAATCAGGTGAAGGCGATACTCACACCATCGCCAAGCAAGAAAACGTATAAGACTGCAGGTTGCACTTGTTGCAAAGTCCATACGTCAAATCCTACGTCCTAAGGAGGACTTATGAACACAGAGAAACTAGTTGCAATCGCAGGCACATACCTACGTGCTGCTTTCGCATCCGTGCTAGCAATGTATATCGCAGGAGTAACAGACCCTAAGGCATTAGGTTCAGCATTCCTTGCATCCATCGCTGCACCTATCCTAAAGGCACTAGACTCTAAAGAGACTGCCTACGGCAAAGGCTCAGAGTAACCATTTAAGGGCCCTAGCAGGCCCATAGCAACAAGAAACCCCCTTACCTTAGTAGAAATACTAGGGCGAGGGGGTCTTTTGTCGTTTCTAGATGTTATTTGATATCGTCGTCGTCTGCTTCTAGGTCCTCAAGCAAGTCATTGATATTCCTAAGACCCTTTTTGAACTGGTATTCCTTGTATCGGTTAATCAGTTCTTGATATACATCACGCACTGCTATTGCTGCTAATGCTCCAAAGAAAACTTCTAACATAGTATCTCCTATAGTATAATATATATATTATTATATATAATATAACCCCCGAAGGGGGTTTATTTATTATATATTATATTTAATTATACACACAGAATCCGAGGGTGTAAGTAAGCGAGTCAGGTATGCCTATTGGCACTGATTCCTGAGTGTGCTATGGTTGTCCAATGATACAACTTGGAGATTACGAACTACCTGAACACGTGAGTTACTCAGCGTTCAGTACATACATTGACTGTGGATATCAGTACTACCTAGGGCGATTGCTTCAGGTACCTGAGGAACCATCAGTATGGTCAGTAGGGGGCTCTGCCTTTCATACAGCTACAGAATTGTGGGACTTAGAACATGCTGAATAGTGAACTATGGGCAAAAGCCTGGGCACAAGAGGCTGAGGGCAAGGACCTAACCAATGCTCGTGTTGGTGGTCGTGCTACTAAGGCTAACCCAAACAAAGAAGATGTTACTTTCTGGCAATCGACTGGACCTCAATGGGTCCAAGCATATATCGATTGGCGTAAGGCTAACCCTGACTGGAAATTGTGGAAGACACCACAAGGTGCACCAGCAGTTGAGTTGGCTATGTTACCTGAATTTGCTGGCGTGCCAGTCAAGATGATTCTTGACAGGGTGTTTGAAGTCAATGGCGAACTGGTTATCGTCGACTTAAAAACCTCTCAGCAAACACCAACCAATACACTACAACTTGGATTCTACAAGGTCGGATTACTAAAGACCTTTGGTATCGATGTTAAGTGGGGGACCTATTGGATGGCACGTCAGCACGGTGTGTCACCTCTTGTTAGCCTCGAGCAGTATACAGAGGATAAACTTGAGTACCTTGTTGCAGGGTTTGACAAGGCTCGTAAGGCTGGAATCTTTTTACCGAACACAAACAACTGCCAATATAAATGCGGATTGACAGCACACTGTCAGTTCTCAACGAAGATAGGATAACAAATGGAAGAATGGAAACTGCAAGTATCATACAAGACACCTGCTGGTGACATGATTAACGTCCGCGCCAATACCGCTGACGAACTAAGTGTGTTGCTTGAAGGTGTTGGCGACTACTCAACACAAGTTGCAGCAGTGCAACGATTGGTTGTTGGTGCTTACAATGCTGCCCCTTTGGGGACCACGCCTTCAACTCAAGGCACATCGCAATCCACTTACTCCGCTCCCAGCCAGGGGCAGGGTCCGTCACTTACACCTCCGCCAAGCGCGATTACACCAACAGGACAAGCGAGTCCGACGTGCATACACGGAGCGAGAATCTTCCGACAGGGAGTGAGCAAAGCCAGTGGAAAGCCTTACGCTTTTTGGGCATGCCCGACCCCACAGGGGACTCCCGACCAGTGCAAGCCAGTAAACTAAAACGTTGATGAAGGAACGCAGCTACCGACGCACACCACGTAAGTGGCTGCGTTCTTTCTATAAAGAAGGGAATGAATCAGGATGCGTACACTTGTCCGCTCAGTTGGTCGTTCCAGTATCGGTGGAGAACCGCTCCCTAGTTGCTTTAAGGCATTCGAAAGTAACAAGATTATCATTAGGCGCTCTGAGGTTTCGATGTTCGCAGCCGCGCCTGGAGTCGGAAAGTCAACTCTAGCACTGGCTTTAGCGCTGAAGATGAAAGTGCCAACACTTTATATCTCAGCAGATACCAACGCACACACAATGGCTATGCGATTAGCCTCAATGATTTCAGGTAAGTCACAGACTGACGTTGAATCATTGATGAATACAGACCATGGTTGGACAAAGGCAACACTTGCAAAGGGTAGCCACATTGTATGGTCGTTTGAATCAGCACCAACACTACAAGATATTGATGAAGAAGTGCAAGCCTTTGAAGAACTATGGGGTTGCCCACCGACATTGATTGTTGTAGATAACTTAATGGATGTAGCCACCGATGGTGGCGAAGAGTTCGCATCAATGCGAGCAATCATGAAGGAGTTGAAGTATCTTGCGAGAGCGACTAACGCTGCAGTGGTTGTACTACACCACACTTCGGAGGCTGTCCAAGGTAGCCCGTGTCAACCGCGCTCCGCTATTCAGGGTAAGGTTGCTCAACTTCCTGCTCTTATATGCACCCTCGGCGTTGTTGGTACTTCTATGGGTGTTGCACCTGTTAAGAATAGATACGGTAGAGCTGACGCAGGGGGAGGACTCATGACATGGGTTGCTTTTAATCCTGAGTACATGTTTATTGATGATATACCAGAGAATGTTTAAGGAGAATAATGTTACTAGATAATACACTAAAGCAGTTAAAGCAAGATGCATATGTTCAAGGTTGGCAAGATGCAGTATCTGCTTTGACTAAGGAGTATGAAGATAGACTGCGTTTAGTTATTGACAAGTTCGAACTACCCAAAGAGTATGAGATTACAAATGACGACACGCAAGAGTCACAAGGCTAGAGGTGCGACGTACGAAACAGACATCCGAGACTGGTTTCGAGCAAATGGATACGATAGTGAACGACTTGCTCGAACAGGTGCACGAGATGAGGGCGACGTTGTTGTCCGCAAAGACTTCCTTGGAAGCATTGGCGTTATCGAATGCAAAGCACCAGGTGCAGGCAATGCCATTGACCTTAGTGGTTGGACAAAAGAAGCACAGATTGAAGCAACGCATTATGCAGAAGCAAGGGGTATCGACCGTGAAGCGGTCCTACCAGCAGTACTTATCAAGGCTAGAGGAAAGTCAATAGCAGATTCGTATTTAGTACTTAGATTAGGAGATGTTTTCGGTGAATGATTTGCCCAGTATCAAGGCTGTGTTAGAGCACTACGGTGCCAGCATACGTCGTGACCATGGGCAAGCAAACCTTAAGTGTCCCTTTCATGGTGACTCACATCAATCAGGTACAGCTAACTTAGATGAGAACTTATTCGTATGCTTTGCGTGTGGCGTACAAGGAAACAGTTTACAAATCATAGCACAACAAGAAGGGTGTGACATACGTGGCGCAGCAAAATTCGCAGAAGGAACTCTTGGGCATAGCGTCCAAAAAGTACCAGGAAAGCATCTATCAGGCAGAAGGTTACCTTCGAAGCAGGGGTATAACTCTGGAAGTGGCACGGTTGGCACGATTAGGCGTAGTCGCGGAGCCTGAGCCAGGACATGAACAGTACACGGGACGCTTATCAATTCCTTACATAACCAAGACTGGCATCTCAGACATACGCTTTCGCTCACTCAACCCTGCCGTTGAACCTAAGTACATGGGTATGGTAGGAGCTGACACAAAGATGTATAACGTATTAGATATTGAACGAGCAGGCGATTGGATTGGAGTATGCGAAGGTGAACTCGACACCCTTACTATGTCACGATGTGTTGGAATCCCATGCGTCGGAGTACCAGGAGCAAACTCTTGGAAGAAACATTACACAAGATTACTTGCTGACTTCGAACGCATCTTTGTTTTCGCAGACGGAGACGGACCAGGACGAGAGTTTGCAAACAGTTTGGCAAGAGAACTACCAGTCACTATCGTGGGATTCGGTGACGGGGAAGATGTTAATTCGGCGTACACAAAGTACGGTGCGAGTTTCATTAAAGAAAAGATGGGATTAACAAATGAAGAATAAGATTAATCCTTGTCCAGAATGTGGACAGCACTTTGATAATGTGTTCGAAGCAACAGACCACCTACTTGAAGATGATGAAGAGTTCGACCCAGCATTGGTATTGCCTAATGGCTATCGCCTAATGATTGGTTCGTTGCTTCGTTGCATGTATCGCTATGCAAATAATCCTGAACAGATACAATCAATCACGCAGGACACGTACATGACTTTGTTCTCGGCAGAGACGGACCCAGGTACGGTGTTGGAAGTTATTGAAGATATGATTGTTGACTCTAGTATGGTGGGAATTGATGAAGAACTTAAACAGCTACTCGAAGATGGAGAGTGAAGAGATATGGCAGATTATTCAGTATCTAACGGAGTTAGGATTACCAGTAGAGTCGGTGTTGAAGGACGGCGCACGGCTGAAAGTAACCTTAACAATCCCGCTCTTGCACGCGAAGTCCATCTAGAGGTGCACTTGAGCAACACAGTCAATGAACTGTCTGACTTGTTGTTGAGTAAGCACAAGGACTACGGCCCTAAGAATATATCGCAAGCACCTGGTGGTGCAATCAATGGCTTGCGTGTACGAATGCATGATAAGTTAGCACGAATCAATAACCTGATTGACAGTGGTGCAAACCCTGAGCACGAATCCTTAGAAGATTCCTTCAAGGACATGGCTAACTATGCAATCATTGGGTTGCTGGTTCTACGAAAGCAATGGGACAATGACTAACAAATCTTCATTCGATTTAGACTTTGGATACGGACGTAAGGGTGAGCAATTAGTAGATGAGTTGCTTACTGGTGGACGTACTGTCGAAGTAAAGCGCGACCGTAAGTGGGCTAAGACTAACAACCTATACATTGAGACTGAGTGCTTCTTCAAGAAGATTGAGGACTGGGCACCGTCAGGATTAGGTGTAACAGAGGCAGCATACTGGGCGTTCGTGCTGGAAGAGAGCACACTCATTGTCCCAACAGATGCGTTGCGCTATGCAGTAAAAGAATTTGGTAGAGAGATTACGTGTAACATCCCACCTAATCTGTCTAAGGGATTTTTAATTACAGTAGATGATTTAATGTCAGCGACACGACTATACAAGAAAGCAAAGGCAGATGAACTGGCAACAAATTGAGCCGTGGGAATATGTAATCACGGCGGTAGCCTCTGAGTATCATCGTAAGTTTGACATGGTCGAAATCGAAGATATCAAGCAGAGTCTATATGAATGGTTTGCAAAGCACCCTAACAAGGTAGCTGAGTGGGAGAAGATAGGTAACAAGGACGCAAAGAACCTTATCTATCGTAGCCTACGTAATCATGCATTAGATTATTGTCAGAGGTGGAAGGCTAAGTCAGTTGGCTATGATGTGTCGGATATTTATTACTATGAAGCAGATGTTGTAGAAGCATTGCTTCCTGCTGTGTTACGTGGTGAGTATGGTGTTACACATAAGTTAAACTTAGGTAGACCAGGGCGTCCAAGCGCCCCTTCTGAAGGTGGCAATCTATCTGTCATGATGATGGAAATAGACTCCGCATATTGGAAGTTAAGTAAAGAGGATAGAAAGATACTCTTCTTCCGATATGCAGAGTCTATGGACTACAAAGAGATAAGTAATTACTTATCACTAGGTAGTGATGACGCAGCACGCATGAGAGGTAACAGAGCCGTCAAGCGACTGGTCAATAAACTGGGTGGCTTTAAGCCATACCTAGACAAAGACCTTCAAGAGGAAGTAGGTGAAACCCCAGACGAATTTGTAGAGTCCGAAGAGCGCAGCCATCATGATGAATGGGAGCAAGCAAGCGAGGATAGTTTCTAGTAATTTACTATTCATCCTCTGGCTTGTACTCCTCATCAAAATTGCTTTCACTATCTATCATCTCTTGTATCATGCCTTCTAAATCTAACTCTGCTGGGTCAACATGTAGTGCTTCCCCATTTACATTGTAGAACTCTTCAATCTCTTTCATGCTAGCAAACTGTAGTTCATCAGACTGTAAGTCACAGGCTGAACAACCACCGTCTTCGCATACTTCACATACCATTGTTACCCTCCTGTTGAATAGAATCCACTGCCATTGAACTTGACAGGTGGTGCACTGTACACCCTTACCATTGGCTCGTTGCAACTGTCGCAGTAAGGTATGATTTCATCATCGGTCATACCTCTACTGATTGTAACAGTGCTTGAGTCAATCTCACATTTGTATTCATAACTTGCCATTAGCTCGCTCCTAAGTCTTCACTTCTTGGGTAGACAACAGTTTGTGCATCTGCCCATGGGTCAGCATCAATAGCCATTCTAAAAGAATCTTCTATGGCATTACGTAGTTCTCGGTGCATATCTCTATCGTTCTGTATATACTCACGGTTTGCTACAACCTGATGTAGAAACTCAGTCATCTTCTATCTCCGTTCCTTCTGGTGTTGGTGCTGTTGCTAGTGTACCACACTCAGCACACTCCATGTCAAGGAAGTACATACCAATCTCTCCGTTGTCATCAAAGATAGTCTTGAGATTCCAAATCTCACAGCCACATGGGCACACTAGTGTAGGCTCACCGCGTATGTCCATAGCCTGACTGTAATCAGGACGCATCTCTGTTACATGCTTAGCCATTAGTAGTTACCATTCCTTTTCCAATGAGACCATGCTTCGCATGGCGTGTTGTACCTATAGTAAATATAATCAAGTCCTCTGTCAATTTGTTGTGGTGCAGGTGTGTCAGGGTCAAGCCCCAACAGTTGTGGTATACCACCAGCGTGCTTCCCCATTACGCGGATAGTATTGAAAGCACTTGGATTCCAAGCACTCTCTTTGCCCCACAACATGTTGAGGCATGACACCTGATTATCTTTCCACTCGTTGAGTTTGTCTCTAGCGTATGCCTTGCTATCTGCCTTACTCCAAGAGACTCGCACGTCTTTGTCTGTTGTGTCCGTGGCTGTCTTTGAGTTGTCGGTCAGTAGTAAAGCTACCACTACGAGTAGTAAGAAAGTTAATGATTTCATTTAGTGATTGCCCTTACTCTGTGTGCGAAGTTAATCATAGACCTACGATTGTTCCATGTTACTGAAACATCTGCAAGTAGGACACGCTCACCAGGTAGAGTGCCTCCCCAAATACCATTGTCTAAGTTCTCTCTCTTCATACCCTCAGCAAAGCATTCAGCCTTAGCAGGGCATGCATTGCAGATAGATAGCGCGGTCTGTACGTTAGCGATGCGTTGCTTATACTCTGCGCTGTTCTCATTGACGTGGTAGTTGTCAATGTCGCTGTCAATAGACTCGCTGAACCATAGGTCAGGGTTCTCATGACCTGTGCATAGACCTTGCATACTCTATCTCCTATCTCTCTAGTGCTATCTCTGTCATCTCGTCGAATTCTTCGTCGAGTTCTTCCTCATCATCATAGCCTAATGCTATGTCATCGTCAAGCGGTGGTTCGTAACTCATGCTTGAACTCCCTTCCTACCTCATAAGCAGCAGCAATAAAGTCTACTTGCTCAGTTAATTTTCTCATAAGTTCGTGCTGTTTGTCAAGCGATAGATGAGACATCATCTCTCTTGATAACTCTGCCTTCCATACAATGTTCATTCTCTATCCTCTCTAATGTGTTGTGTTTGTTCTGACCTACAATCCATGCAGTAATACTTGTATTGTATCTCACTACTATGGTTGATGTCAAATACCCACCTATGTTCACAACCAATGGTGCTAAAGATAGCACGCACTAGCCGTTCTGTTGGTGAGTCCCACCAATTCTGTACATTTCTAATAACACTTCGTACATTATAAATTACATAATTGTACTCTGCCTGTATAAATACACCACGATAGAGTGGAGTATACTGTGCAGGGAATGTTGGTGATGATTGACGCTCGCGTTGAGCAACAACCTTGTGCATAAACTCTGTCATAGTATCTCCAATCTATAATGATAGTGAGCAGTTTATACTCATACTCAGGAGTTATGCTTACCCTTCGAACACTACTTCTGTGTAGCCGTCGAGTCGGTCATGTGTTGTGACTAACCCCTTGCTACCAGTAAGGTGCTTGTATGTGCCGTTGCCTAGTGATACCCACATAGACTTAGGCTTGAAGCGTGTCTGTGAAGCAAGTGCCTTCACGATAGTACCACGCTTTGGATAGTCAGTTGATGTGTCGATTGCGTTGTATGAAATCTCATCTGCGATAACGCGTAGTTCCTCAGCGAGATTTAGAATTGCGGTTGTGGACATTTGTTACCTCTCTAGTTAGTATAGGAAATCGGCAAGGCTTCTCTTGCTTTGCCAATCTTTGTTTGGTGTGTAACATAAGCAATCATCTATCATGATTGAACAATCAAAGCATGATTTGCAAATGGTACAGTAGTACGGGTTCTCTGTCAAATCTGTGGCAGACTCACAGTAGGGACACATCTCTAAGTCTGCGTCCAAATCTACTGTGTAGTCCCACAGTTTGTCGGTATAATCTATGGCTTTGACAGGTTCTAGGTAGGTAGTACGCTTATGACTTTGGTTACTCCACCAGATACCTTCATTGTCCCATGAACCAGCCGACTCATTGAGTAGATACATAGGGTGTTGTGCTGCTGGGTCACATGTTAGGATAGCAATCTTGCTACCCTTAGCCCAAGTCTCAGCCATTATCCATACGTTATCATCATCAAGTGCAGATACGCCACCAATTCTAGGTAGTGTATCCTCAGCGAAGACTCGCGTATCACTACGCTTGTCGGACTTGCCGATACTTATGTCAAGCACACCATTGTGTGCTAGGTAAGTACGCTCATCATTACCAACCTTAAATGGGTGGCAATTCTGTTCGTTCTTAACACCATGTGTGGCGTATCGTGCGTGCCACATGGCGTAGCCGTCTGGGAATTGCTTGCGTAATTCCAAGAAGCGTGCAATAGATTTTTTAGCAGACATGCTACGCTCTGAGATAATTCTATCTCCAGCATGAATAGCAAAGCCAAATCCGTGTGGATTGCTACACGCACCAGCGTGTAAGTCTGCTTTGTTTGGTGTGGAGTTTGGCTCGCACACTACAAGTAAGCACATAGTATCATCTCCCTAAGCGTTAGCAGTTATCTTGTTGTTAATGTCTACTGATTGTATCTTGTCCAACCTAGAGTATAGGTCGGGGTAGAGTCCATTGTTGGACACTACATAGTCAGCGAACCAGTCCCAAGATAATGCGCCAAGTTTGACGTCATCTAGTCGTAGTTCCCTAGTGTATTCTACCATGGCTTGTGCTAAGTCTAGGGCACTTAACACGCCACTTGCTTTCATTGTGCCTCTAAAGAAGCGCAATTCTATGGTGTTAGGGTTCTGCGTATTGACCGCAGAGTACCTCTCTGTATGGTTGCGGTCGGGACTACCGACCTTGTGCTTGATAGAGAATACTGGGCGGTCATACTCATCAAAGGTATAGACATCATTAAACCTTGCAAAGCGTGACTTGCGTCCAGCAAACTTCATCATGTGTGGTGCGTTCTTATACACAAAGGCTATGAACCTATGCATGTGTGCGCCACTACTAAATCCGTCACGACTTAGGTGTATGTGTAGACCGCATGTGTCTGTATCCCACGACCTAGCGTCATAGTCTTTGCGTAGTGTCTCTATGGTATCCCATAGTAGGGCACTATTGTCTCGATACTGTTGGTGTGTATGTGGGTGAGTTACAATCTCGAACCCACTACTAATGCTTCCGTCATGTTTGAGGTAGGCAGTACCTTGCAAGGCACTAGAGGCAAAGAGTGAGCCGTCATCTACGCGTCTCATCTCTGTCTCTAACTCAAAGCCAAGATACATCTTGTGCTTGCTCACACCCTTAAAGATAGGTGCTGGCTTGCATGAGTAGTCGTGGATAGTACCGCTTGCGCGGTATCCACGACAACACTTACCCTCGATAGGATTACTCTCACGACAATCGCAAGGGTAGTCATTGTGGTATGACTCATCACAATCATCACAGTAGTAACAATTCTCAGAGAAGCAATTCTCACAGTATGGATTATCACTAACGTAGGTTGTAGTCTCTGATGACGACTCGCAACAATTCTCACAGTAGTAACTGTAATTCTCCCAGCAATAGTCGCACCATTCCTCATTGTCTACGGTGTGGCTGTTCTCGCTAGGCATACCGTCCTCGCAACGCTGACAGTAACTAGCGCAATTAGTGCACCATAACTCACCATTGACGTGGACGTTATCGTCCATGTCGCGTATGTCGTTGCACTCATGGCAACTAAACACACACTCATTACAGTAGGCATGGTCATTAACCACTAGTTCATCTCCGTCATCTATTGTGTTGCCACAATTCGTACACTCTCTAGTGTTATCATCATTCTCCATGTATCTCACCCCCTCTCTCTGTATAGTCGTAGTATAGCATAGTGTTAAGCCTTTGTCAATTCTTTAGCGTTGTCAATTATAGCGTCTGCTATCTTGGAGCGCAAGGTCTGAACCTCTAGCACTAGGCTAGGGAAGTCGTTGCGCTTATGGGTATCCTCTTGCACTCTAAGTGCCATGCGGATTACCTCGACCTCACGTGGTGTAAGGTCTAGCAATAGGTTATCGTTCATTATTTATCCCAAATTGTAGGGTCTGTGTGTAGTCGTAACTCACGCTTGTATCCCGTGAGTTTGCGTTCTAATACATAGACTCTACGGAAGGCAATCACTAGCATAGTGTTAGCAAGTGCTAACGCTATTACTACCGCGAGCAAGTCGCTTGTAGATAGTGTCATGTCTAACCTCTCTCTATTTGATAGGCTTAGCCTACCATAGACTCAACCCCATGTCAAGTCTAGTGCCACGCTAGGACTCGAACCTAGACCTACCCCCACAATCGGGCGTGGCGTAATGCTATCGGGCTTGGAGACCGCGTAGGCGTGTCTGCTTGGTGGCAGGTTGCCATGGCGTTTGGAGCAGGTTAGCGTGGAATAGTGCCTTAGCACTCTCTCGCGCCTCTAGCCAATCGTAGGCTCGCGCCTCGGCTAGTAGTCTATCTTGTGCCGTCATGTAGTACCTCTCTCATGGTCGTGTTTAATCGTTCGCGTCTATGTGGACGCTTGGGAGCGTGGCGCGGAACTCGCGTTCGCGTTCGGCTAGTGCAAGGACACGCGCTAGGCGTTCCTGTTCTTGGTCGCTAAGGGTCGGTAGTACGCGCTCAACCTTAGGTCGGTTGGTCGTGACAGCGTGGCGTTGGCGTGTACGCGTTAGGCGTACGGCTTTACCATGCTTAGTGTCGCTTAGTCGTGCCCCATTAGTGCCCAAGCGTCTATCAGACGCACGGACGCTAGGTGGCGTGACTACTATACTACCCGAACCCCCGTAGGGGTTATAGGTCAAGGGTCTATCCTCTCTCATGCTTAGCCTAGCACCATGCTAGGTCTAGTGTCGCGCTAGGTTGTGAACCTAGTATAGTCTAAACTACGCGACTTGTCAAGTCGGTTATTCTAGTGTCCTGTTACCACGGGCGACCCGCTGTTACTAGTAACTAGTGGAGACTAGCATAACCTTATTGACTTGTCAAGTCGAGGACGCTCCCTCTCGGGGTTTCGACTTGTTGAGGGATACTTTACACTATCCCTCGACACTTGTCAAGTCTATCGACTATCCGCGTGTCGTGTTATCTGTTGAGGGTTTCGCCCTCTATCTGATGACAAGTAGAACTATACCCCATCAGACTAGGCGTGTCAAGTCGAAACAAGGGAAACTAGGTAACGATTAGATAACGTTTCGCTGGGAGTTTCCTGAGAGAACCCTGAGAGTCTACTGTGAACTGGGTCACACCTTGTTAGTCTGAGAGTTTGCTGAGAATTGTCTGAGAATTATTAGTGCCCCCAAAGTCTGAGAATTATCTGAGAGTTGGCTGAGAGTTGGCTGTGTCGGGTGGATAGTCGGTAAGTAGATAAATACCCTTATCGCTTTATCTCTTTATAGATTTGTCGATTTGTCGACAATTTGACCCCAGATTATTTAATTTTGATAGGCAGGGGGTATATAGTATCCCAATAAAAATTTCTGTTATATCGTCATAGCCCCCTGCCATATAGGTCAGTTACCCACTAATTATACCTCTGACCAGGACTTTTAAAAATATTTATACTTTGGTTGTTCGGTTTTACGATTTGAACAGGTTATCTTATATGTATAATAATACATATACGGAGTCGCTCCGTTTAAGACTCCGCGACTCCTATATATAATATAATATATAATAATATGGGGAAGTTCTGCCGTTAATCGGCCAGCGTTAAATGACTGTAAATGATGGGGACAACTGATGGGTAGAAAACCTGGGATTCAGAATATCCCTAAGCGCGAGGCGCAAGAGAAGGCCTTGCAGCAACTGAGTCAGGGTAGCACTATTACCCAGGCTATGGCCTCTGTAGGCCGCTCAGACGTGGCCTTCCGCCAATGGTGTGCAACTGACCCTGAGTTCAAAGCACGTGCCGAGGCTGCTCGCCTCGAGGGTAGAGGCATCAAGACCGATTTGAAGGAGCTGGGAGATATTTCCTTCCCTGACTTCTCTGAGCAGTTCCTAGACACCAAGCTCTTCGAGCATCACCTTGACTGGGTAGATTTGATTGAGGGCCGTGAGCCCCGCTGGTTAGACCCAGCCATGACCTATGAGCCAGGCAATGACAACCGTGTACTGATTAACGTACCACCTGAGCACGCCAAGTCCACAGTCATCACGACCAACTATGTCGTTTACAAGATTGTGACTAACCCAAACGCCCGCGTCATCATTGTATCCAAGACGCAGGGTATGGCCCGCAAGTTCCTTGGGGCAATTAAAACTAGACTTTCCCACCCAGCCTACACCAAGTTACAGGTGGCCTTCGGCCCCAATGGTGGCTATAAGGCAGACTCAACGCAATGGTCTGCTGACATGATTTATCTGGGTACAGGACGCGACTCTGGCGAGAAAGACCCAACGGTCCAAGCCCTAGGTATGGGCTCACAGATTTACGGTGCTCGCGCTGACCTGATTATTATCGACGATGCTGTGATGGGTTCAAATGCCCACGAGTGGGAAAAGCAGCTCGAGTGGATTCAAAAAGAAGTTATTACCCGTCTAGGTAGACATGGTAAATTAATTATCGTTGGCACTCGAGTTGCACCGATTGACCTATACAAGATGCTCCGTGACCCCCAGCAATGGTCTGGTGGCAAGTCACCCTTTACTTACTTTGCAATGCCTGCCGTACTCCAGTTTGACGAGAAGCCTGATAACTGGAAAACGCTGTGGCCTAAAACCACGCTGCAGGAAAACGAGATTGATGAACCCGATGAAAATGGTTTATATCCTAAGTGGGACGGACCCTCGCTCTTTACGCGCCGCTCTGAGGTTGCGCCATCTGTCTGGGCTATGGTCTACCAACAAGAAGACGTCCAGTCCGATTCTATATTCGCGCCAACAGCAATTGCAGGATGTGTTAACGGTATGCGAAAGCGTGGACCGCTTAAACCTGGTACTCCAGGGCACCCGTCCAGAGCAGGCTCGACCTACACAGTAATTGGTTTTGACCCTGCCGTATCTGGACGTTCAGCATTTGTAGCTGTAACTCTTAACCGTGACGATAGTACAATCTATGTACTTGACTGCGTCAACATGGCAGACCCAACTCCTCAAAAGGAGAACGCTCTGATTCGTGAGTGGGTTGAAAAATATAACCCACAAGAGTTTCGTGTAGAAATCAACGCACACCAGAAGTACTACGCTATGGATACTGACCTACGTAACTATCTGGCTACCTACGGCTGCCAGTTAAACTCACACTTTACTGGTAAGAACAAGTGGGACACATCTTTTGGTGTAGCATCTATGGCTAGCCTTTTTGGTACTATCCATGATGGTCGCTACCAAGACAATGGTTTAATCGAACTACCAAGCAACGAAGGCTCAGAGGGACTTAAGTCTCTTGTACAGCAACTCATTACCTGGAAGCCAGATACCAAGAACCCAACTGACTGCGTTATGGCTTTATGGTTTGCTATTATTCGCATCCGCGAATTAATGCAACAAGGCAGTAAGGTTGGTCAGTTCCAAAATAATCGCTGGGCAACAAGAGCACAGAAGCAACAAAGAATGTCACTTAACCTTGATGAGGCTTTTGCCGAACAATGGGCTGACACTTACGGATAGGAACGGGAATGGCAAAGTCTGCAGACGAAGCAAGAGCAAGTGCTTCTAAAAAGAAATCAACCTACGGTGGTTCTTCAAAAGATACATCAGTTAACTTTGGGACAAACAAGTTTAACCTGACAACTGCTCAGAAAAATGAACTTAACCGAATTGCACGAAAGATTGACAAAGAAGGAATCTCTCGCGTCACACTACGTGGCCACGCTGATTCTCGTGGTGGAGTCGATAATATGGCTCTATCAAAGAATCGTGCTAAAGCTACAGCAGAATATCTAAAATCAAAGGTGAAAAGTTCTGATGTAAAGTTTACTGTTACAGCAGCAAGTACTAAAGAACCAGTTGCTTCTAATAAAACAGTTAAGGGAATGTCAGCTAATCGAAGAGTAGATATTGTTCTTCCAACACGTGGCCCATCCATGAAATTGGATAAGCAACCATATAAGCCAGTTGGTTCAGGCGCATCTGCTTGGGTTGGCGGAGCTGCTGGCGGCGGTGGTGGAAGCATGGGAAGAAAATAATTTTTTTAAATCTACGTTAGGATAATAATGGCACTACCAATTGCAGCAATAGTCGCAGCGGCAAGACTTGCTCGCGCAGCACAAGTAGCAACAAGAACTGCTTCTGGTATTAAGGCTGCCAAGACTGTAGAAAAAATTTATAAGGAAGGCTCTGCCTCTCCAATTGTAAGTGCTCCAACAAAAAGCCAATCACAGATTAATGCAGAAGGCATTGCTAAAGCAAGAGAAGCATTAAAGATGCCAGCTAAAGGAACTCCAGCTGCAAAGAATGCTGATGAAGCACGCAAGCGTGCAGCAGAAGCTCAGTTATACAAAAGTAGAATTAAGGGTAAATAATGGCATTATCAATGGAACAAGTTGCGGCAAGAGTCGAGAACCTTCGCTTCCGCAACGCTGAACGCGACGGTCGCAACCTCGACGTTCTTGCAGTCCGCAAGGGCCAGATTGCATCTGTATATCCTGACTTCTTTCCAGACGGAGTAGATGCTAACGTAGTTGCAAACTTTATTGACATTGTTGCACGCGACTTGTCAGAGGTTATGGCACCACTACCTGCGGTCAATTGTTCTGCTGCTAACTCTGTTTCAGATAGAGCGCGTTCATTTGCTGACAAGCGTACACGTATCGCCTCAAATTATTTTGCTCACTCTGACCTTTCGGTTCAGATGTACCAAGGTGCCGACTGGTACCTCACTTACGGTTTCCTCCCATTCTTTATTGAATTGGATGAGGAAGCAAAGATGCCACGTATCCGCCTAGAAAACCCTGTGGGTGCTTACCCAGAATTCGACCGCTACGGACGCTGCATTGCCTTTGCAAAACGCTACATGACTTCTTTGGCGGAGTTAGTTTCGTTGTTCCCTGAGTACGAATACTCTTTGCTAGGTGGCGCAAGTTACAAGCAAGACTTAAATACTCAAGTAGAAATGATTCGCTACTTCGACAAAGACCAATCAATCATCTACATTCCTACAAAGGATAACCTAGTACTATCACGTGCTAAGAATCCATTGGGTAAGATGATGGTTGTAGTAGCACGTAAGCCATCTATCGATGATGAACTACGCGGACAGTTTGACGACATCCTGGGTATCCAGTTACTTCGTAACCGCTTTGCATTGCTCGCAATGGAAGCTGCAGAGAAATCTGTTCAGGCCCCAATCGTACTTCCACAGGATGTACAAGAGTTGCAACTTGGTGGCGACGCTGTTATTCGTACAGCTAACCCAGCAGGCGTACGCCGTGTAGAACTTAATATTCCAGCAGGTGCATTCACTGAACAGAACTTGCTGAACCAAGAACTTCGTGTTGGTGCACGTTATCCTGAATCACGTACAGGAAACGTTAATGCATCAGTTGTTACTGGCCAAGGTGTACAGGCTCTTATGGGAGCATTTGATACACAGGTAAAATCTGCACAAGCAATCTTTGCTTCTGCTCTTCGTGATGTAATTAGTCTCTGCTTTGAAGTAGATGAGACAATTTTCCCAGAAGAAAAAACAATTCGTGGTGTTGACTCAGGTTCACCATATGAAATTACATACTCACCAAAGAAAGACATCAAGGGCGATTACTCAGCCGATGTTCGTTATGGTATGTTGGCTGGTCTCAATCCAGCACAAGGACTTATCTTTATGCTACAAGCACTTGGTGGTGGCCTCATTTCCAAGGATATGGCAATGCGTGAACTACCATTTACAGTTAACGTAACCCAAGAACTAGAAAAAATTGAAATCGAGAATATGCGTCAGTCATTACTCGGTTCCATTACTGCACTCTCTCAAGCGATACCGCAGATGGCTATGCAAGGCCAGGACGCTTCTGAAGTTGTGCGACAGATTGCGGCTGTCATTAAGGCACGCCAAAAGGGACAGGCACTAGAGGACGTCATTGAAGAAGTCTTTACGCCACAGCCGCAACCAGTTCCTCCTGCTGGGGCCCAACAAGCGGTTGAGCAACCGTCCCCTGTTCCCGCTGGCGCTCCAGCAGGAGGCGCTACTTCTCAAATAGAGACAGCACCACCAGACATTATGAGTTTGCTATCAGGTATTTCAGGTGGTGGAACACCAACAGCAAGCGTGCGTTCAACGCGACGTATATAAACTAGGAGGGGACAATGACTACGATTATCGGCGTACAGCACGAAGATAAGTGTATAATTGTAACTGATAGTCGTATTGCCGCAGGTGGTAAAGTTTATACACACGAATCTATGGTAAAGGCAGTTGAACGTGGAAGTTATATTATTAGTGGTGCTGGTAACTATCGTGCTTTGCAAGTGGTACTCCATGGGTGGACGCCTCCACTAGTTACAGTCAAGGCTAAAGCAAACTTATACGAGTTTGCAATCAACAAAGTAGTGCCATCTATCAAAGCGGCACTTATAGAAGCAGGCGTAGAGTTTAATAAAACATCAGATGATGATGATGATAAATTTGAACTTAGTCTATTAGTAGCAATTAACGGAACTATTTTTGAAATAGATTCTGATTTTGCTGTAGGAATGAACAGCACAAATTTTTATGGTATTGGTTCAGGTGGAGATTTTGCAGTAGGTGCACTTCACGCAGGAACTACAATGCTAGATGCAATGCGAATTGCAGCACTTAACAATAACGAGACGGCTCCGCCGTTTCATATCTTTGAGCAATTTACTAAGTAGGAGGAAACATGGCTGAAAATCGTGGAGGGATGCGCCCAACAGCGTCGCAGAATAATCCTGCTAATGTTTCTGGTACTGGTGGAGCAGGTCAATCTGGACGTGTAGCACAAGGCTACTCATACGGAATGAACAAGCAAATTAACGAACAAGCAGCAGCTGCTCCTATGGCAAAGGCTCCATCATTTAATGCTGGCTCTGCTCGCATGGGTGAAGAACGTTCACTGGCTCCAGTTACTCCTGTTACAGCAGAAACAATGTTGCCAAATGACCCAATTACTAATGGGGCTCCAATTGGTGCTGGTGATAATGCTGTTTCTAATCTACCACTTGGTCCATCACAAGACCCAGATATTAATATGATTCGTGATTATTACCCAATGCTCGAGTTCTGGGCTAGTCAACCAGGCACCTCACAGGCTACTAAAGACTATGTACAGTACTTAAGGACGATTATTTAATGAATCTTTGGGAGTATATTGGCAAGACGCAGAAGGTATTTAAAGATACCCCTGCTGCGCAAATTACATCACCTAACAGTACTAGAATTCCTTTTAGCACTGCATTCGATATCGCATCTAATCTGCCTCAAAATCCTGGTGGATGGGATAATGACGACCTGGAAAAGGTGCGTCAGGTAGCGCTCAACACTGTGTCTAAGGCTAATCCAGCACTTGTTGGTGGAACCATTGGATTAATTCTTGGTGGCCCAGGTGGTGCTGCAGTAGGTGCTGGTTCAGGTCTTGCAATTCAAAAGATTGATGAAGCAACCGATGGTGGTGCTACTAAAGTTTTGCAAGCTGGACAGAAAAACTTTCGTTCCAACTACTCATTTTTACGTAGCGTAGCTGATGAAAATGCAGCAATGGGATTTCTTGCAAGTCTAGGTTTTGTGGCAGGTGGTATTGCTGGTGGTCTTGGCGGTTTTGCTTTAGCTGGTCCAGCAGGAGCGTTCGTTGGAGCTACAGCTGGAGCTAATCTTGCTGGTAAAGGTATACGCGATGCGTTTGAAACTGACCTAGGTGCAAACATTTCAAAGACTCTAAACAAGTCTGCAAAGTTTTCTGAATCAGATGTAGGGCAAGAACGTTACAACCTTGGTCGTGACGTAGTTCATACTGCTGCACAGATTATTGGTAAGCAAACTCTTGGAGATACAAGCAAAGGTATCGGAGCTATCTCTTCTGGTCTTGTTAACTTTGTTGCAGAATTAGGTCTTGGACTAGATGTTGCAGCAGCTAAGGGCGCAGGTCTTGCTGCTAGAAGTACACTTGTAAGACCAATTGTTGAGCCTTTAACACCATTCCAGAAAAAGATTTACGGCAAAGGTGAAGCAGAACGCGTTGGCGCACGTCTGGCTGCAGATATCGATTTAATTAAGCGTACAGTTGCTGGTGAGGTTACACCTTACACACCAGTATTTAAAGCTATCCGTGAAAATGATGCAGCAGTAATTGGAAACCGTGCAGGATTTGACAGTGCAAGTGGAAAACTTGCAGCTTCTCTTATGGCTAGAGAGTCAGACGAGACAATTGGATTAATACTTCGCGTTGGTCGTGGAGACCCAGACGCAGTAGCAGAGCTTGCTCTTAAGCGTGCTGACAAGTTTGCAGAGTACACACGTCTAGATGACGCAATGGCTTATGTAAATAACAATGGTTTGTTCTCATTACAATTTAAGGGTCAAACTTTAATACTATCTAAGCGTTTTAAAAACAACACAGCTCTTTTAGATGCAGAAATTGAAGCATTGAGAAAAGAAGTTGGCTGGTTAGATGATGCTTTAAGCATTCAAGGAGACCTTGCTAATAGAACCGTATCTAAATGGGCAGTAGTCGAAAAAGTACGCAATGACTTTGCTAAGGAAAACGCAAATAGAAAGCTTGCTCTTGGAGATAACGCTCAAATGGAAACAGCGCTGGGTAAAACATACCAGTGGTTCTACCAGAAGAGCCCATTGTCGCGTCCTATTCGTGGCTTGGACCGATTGACAGATGATGCTCCACGTCAGTTAATCAATTACAACGAGCCATTTGCTGCAGGCATTAGAATGCAAACAAGTCTTCGTTCTGCTGAAAAATATGGCGCTTCAATCCCACAGGAAAACCTTCGCGTTTATAATAATTGGATGAAGGCTAGAACAGAAAACGAAAAAACTGCAGTTATTGACAACTATGTTGACACTGGCATGAAGTTAATGGGCGACAAGTACAACGTTGGTGTAGATATTATCCAGTTTGCCATCGACAAGTACAACATGACTCACAAGCGTTTTAGAGATGAAGCTATTAAGGCACGCGAATTAAAGCAGGGTTACATGAATGACCCTAATGACCTAGATGGTCCACTAATCGAAGATGCTCAGCTCATCACTCAGCTTGCTAATGGTGCAATACTTCCTGACTGGAAATTTATTGATGGAGTCATGAAGGATTTTGTAAAGCGCAACGGTGATACAACTAAAATTATCCGTAGCAAAGAAAGCGCAATGTGGTTAGCTGACGAGTTTAACAGCCTCTGGCGCACGGGTACTTTGTTACGTACTGGTTATCCAATCAACGTAATTAAAGACTCTTATATTCGCGCTTGGGGAGATGGTGCAATGATTAGCATGATGAAATATCTTGCTCAAGATATAATTGATGGAGTTTCTTCTGGCACAAACACTGTAAACCGAGTTAATCGCTGGGTTAAATCTACATCTAATCCTAATTATAATATGAAGAAGATTAGAAAAGATATCGCTTCTCGTCAGTTAATTCTTAACAATTATGATAAGTCACTTCTTAAGGCGAAGTACGATGTCAATAATCCTCCAAAGTCTGTACCAGTTGAACTAATTCCTGATGTTCAGCGTCGCAACGACCTTGCCAATAATATTGCAGCACTCCGTGCCCAAGAAGTAAGACTTGTTTCTGGAGTAAAGATTAAGCCAGTAAATGTGCGAAAGGTTACGCTTGACGGAGAAGAATTTGAGAGCGCATTCGGTGGACGTTTTGGTTCTATCTTCCGCCAGAAGATTGACCAGAAGGATGACCTACGTGCAGCAGTAGCTGGCGTGCGTGAACTAGAGGTTGACATTGCACGTCGTGGCCGTAGTGGTACAGCGTCTATTCTGCCTACAGATGAGACTCGTCACATGCAGTCTTGGCTACAGATTCTAAATGATAAGCTACGTTTTGACCCAGTAGCAGAGCTAATTATGAAGGGCAAGTCAAAGAAAGACGTACTTCAGTGGTTCCGCAATGGTTCACCAGAGGCTGTTGCCTACTTGGATAGATTCTCAAGCAATCTAAAAGATGCACCAGTTGCATATGACCGTGTAAAAGCAATGGTTGATATGTATGCACCATCTCAGGCTTTAAGAGATTTGGTTGTTAATGATAAGTTAAATCTTTTAGAGTTGAAGAACATGTACCCAAACATTCAAACACGTCCACCTGTATTTACCGACCTAGTAGAAGATATGACTGGAAACAGTGCGATATCAAAGAACTGGCGTGCAGCAACTAAAGATATGGTTGTTTGGCTTGCAACAAAGCCAACAGCCTTCCTCGCATTTAACCCTTACTTTAAAGCTAAGTATGAGCAATCACTACAGACTCAGATTTGGTTAGCTAATTCCACAGGAGTAAAGCTTACATTAAAGAAGAAGGATGAGTTCGAAGCTAAAGCTCGCAACTTTGCTCTTCGTGAATACCAAGAAAAGCTGAATTCATTCCACCGTGATATGAACTATTCTGGTTGGATAAACTACGTATTTGCATTCTTTCCTGCAGTTGTTGAGCAGTTCCGTGCATACGCACGTATTACCATGGAAAACCCAGACTTTATTGTCAAGAAGATGGCTATTGCAAGCATTCCTGAACGCATGGGTGAGGTAGAAGAAGACTCCGCTGGTAATAAATATATTCCAGTAAAGCTTGGATTTCTTGGCCTAGAGTCACGCATTCCAGTGGAATGGTTCAACCCAGATAACCCAACTGGTGGTAACATTCTTTCCGTCACACCTGTAGGTGCTGCGCTGATTAACGAATATGCTAAGCGCACGCAAACAGAAAACTTTTTTACTGAAGCATTGCTGCCATTTGGTGTACAGCGCAACTCTCTGAATGCTCTGAATGTTAACACAGCTCGTCGTCTATACCAAGTATGGCAGGCTGGAGTAACAAAGAATGGTGAACAATTTAACAAAGATGTTGACATGTTCCGTCAGCAAATCTGGGACGAATATGTAAGAGAGACTGGCGATAAACCATCTGTTAAGAAATATGAGCAACAGTTCGAAGAAGCCAAGAAGCGTGCATTCTATCTATCAGTATTGCGTCTAGTAGGAGCTGGCGCTCTGCCAGTTCAAGGTCGTCTAGTAACATCAGTTACTGGATATGTTGACATCCTTAATAAGTATGAGGACAAGTTCGGCGCTCAAGGTGCTGAGATGTTCGCTCTCGACTATCCAGATGCTTGGATGTTTATGGATAGACTATCTGATTCTACATCAGGAATCCGTCCAGACCAAACTGCAGCGGCTTTAGTAAAGGGAAATCTACCATCTGTTCAGAAAATTGTAGCAGGCATTGGTCCCGAGAATCTTACAGTTCTAGGTTCAATCTTTAATGATGATGATTATGCATTCTCTAGTGCAGCCCAGGCTTTTCTTCAGGACACAAGAATACCAGGAGCTGGTAATAAAAAGTTTCGTGATGTATCTGATGCATTTCAGAATGGTCGTTCAGCCCTTGTTAGCAAGGGATGGAAAGATTACTTTGTTATTGAGCAGGTGCTTAAGGATGAGTTTGCTCGTGTTACTCCAGCAATTAACCCTTATAAGGGGTATGGTGCTGCGGTATTAAAGCAGTATAAGCAGGCATTTGTTGATGCAGCAAAGGAAGATAATAACCTTTGGTGGCAAGAGTACAATGCTCAAGCAGTAGGAGGAGCAGGAAGCCGCCAGGCTGATACTGTTACTGCCCTAACTATAGCACTTAATGACGAAAAACTTGGACCATTGCTACTAAAGCAACCTAAGTTCCACGCAGTTGCAGACTACTTGAACTATCGTAGGTATGTAAACTCAATGCTCAAGAGAATGAATACTACATTTGATTCTCAACGAGCAACACAACTGCGAACACAAGTCATGTTAGAAGTTGCAGAGCTCAGGACATCAGATGTAAACTTTGATAAGATGTATATAAGATACTTTGAAAACGACAAGTTCGACTTCGTATACGAGGAGCCAGGAGACTAATATGGGCAAAACAATCGCAGAGGCAGTACAGGCTACAAGGCCACCTCTCACAGTGCCAGCTTCTACTCCTTCACTAGATGCTAATAGAATTAAGGAAATCCTTAAAAGCAAAGGTGTGGAAACTAATGCACCAGATGGTACCACAATTGGTGCTGGTGATGCATTATTTGATTCATTCAACAAAGCTCAAAAGATACAGATTCAAAGAATTATGGGTAAACTTGGATACAAGTCCCAGGGAATCAATGAGTTAAAGACTTTACTTGCAGCATGGTACCCTACAATCTACGACTCTGCAACAAACTTCTCTCAACTATACACTAGCCTAGCTTCAGACTTGCTACCTAGCGATATTGAAAAGGACAAGTCTAATGGTATTACTCAGTACATTACTGAGCAGTCACCAGCATTGGTCAAGAAGAATGTGGATGAATTCCTTCTTAAGACAATTGGTAGCACCAATATTAAGGAAGAATCTCGTAAAAAAATTATGGATGAGATTGACAAGTTAATCAAAGAAGGCACAACTACAACTACCAAGATGGATAAAGCTGGCAAGACAACAGTCGTACAAACTGCTGGCTATAGTGAAGAGCGTGCAGGTGAAGTTGTCAAGCGTGTTGCTGAACAACTAGAACCAGAAAAGTTTGGACAGCAAAAAGAACTAAACTTCTATGACTTCATACAGCAGGCAGACCAAATGCGAGGTGGAAGATAGTGGCTAATACTCCACAACAAGACCAGTATGATAAGGACCTTGCTGCTCTCAATCGATTAACTGGTGCTGCAAGAATTAAGGCTAAAGAACAATTTGACCTTAAGTATCCTGACGGTAGACCAGGGGATGCAGAAGACGCAAATGACCCTAATATGTCTGGCTTAACAGTAGCCCTTGGTTTTGTTCTTACTAGAGCACTTCTTGATGACCCTATATATGGTAAGGGTCCTGGTGGACTACAAGAAGTCTACGACCTATGGGAAGCTGGCGACCAAACTGGAGCACTCAATGCATACTTTAAGTCTAACTACTTTTTAAAGTTAGGAAAGACTGCTGCTTCACGTTATGCTTTAAGCAAGAACCAGCCAGAAGTTTACGCAGCCGAAGAAGCTGCTTACATAGCAGGACAGAAGAACCGTTTATTTAAATTAGGTGTACGAGTCGACGACAATGAACTTACTGATTTATTAAAGAAGGCATTCTCTGGAAACCTTACTGATGCTCAGTTGGATTCATCTATTGCTTTAACAAATAGTTACGGTGGTAAATTTGGCGGTACCATTCTGGGCCAAATGCAAGACCTTAGAACTCTTGCTCGCTCTTATGGATTATCCTATACCGATGCTAAGTATAATCAGTGGGGGGCTGACTTATTCGCAAACCGTATTACTGATTCAGAAGTTGAAGAATTAATTAAGACTGAATCAGCAAGTAAGTATCCAGCATATGCAGACCAAATTATGAATGGTGTAACTGTTGACGCACTAGCATCTGCTTATAAAGCATCCATGGCTAACATTCTTGAAATCGATGCAGATGCGGTTACCTATAACGATACGACACTACTTAAAGCATTACAGTATATTGGACCTGACGGCAAGCCATCATTCAAGCCAATATGGGAATTTGAAAACGACTTGCGTTCTGACCCACGTTGGCAGTTCACAAATAATGCCAGAGAGTCAATTGATTCTCTGCAATATAAAGTTATGAAGGATTGGGGGCTAATGTAATGCCTAGAATTAATCCAGATATGATGATGGTTGATGGTGACGAACAACCTCAAAGAATTATATCCACTGAACGCAATGACACTAGTAATATAACAGATGCTGAAATGAAGGCTGCTTCTATTGCTGCTGCACGAGAACTAGCAATGACACCTTATTCAGAACTTTCTGCTGATGAGCGCAGAGCAATGACGCAAGAAGAAAAGACTGATTATATTAAAGCAGCCCGTGAAGAACAGGCTGCTCTTGATGCCGAAGAACGTGCAGCATCTAATCCTATGTTTGATTTTACAAATCGCCCTGATGCTCCATCAGATGCAACTGGTGATTTTATTAATTATTACTCTTGGGTTGGTGGAGTAAACTCTGGTGAGTGGAGACTTTATCGCGAAGCAAATACTCCAGAAAATGTAGCAAAGTATGGTTCTCGTTCAATAGGTGGCGCAACTCAAGCAGACCCAACTAGTGCTGTTGGTGCAAATGCTTTAATAAACCAACCAAAACCAATTAAAGATGCTTATGGAACTATTACTGGTTGGAGCACTGAAGGTGGTGATGGTACAACTACTGGTACAACTACTAATCCTACAACTACTACAGTAACTACCAATCCTACAACTACTACGGTAACTACTACTAGACCAAATATCAGCACTACTTCAACAACTTCTAATATTCCAACAGGATTAGATGCTCAAACTACAGCATTGATTAAATCTTTGCAAGACCAAGTTAACTCTTTAACAAAGCAAGTTACTAATAATACAAATACCGCAAATGCTAATACCACTGCGACACAATACAATGAGCGTATGGGTGTATACGCAACTATGGCAGACCGATTCAACAAGTACGGTCTTACTGGCTTAGCAAACAAGATTAAAGAACTTGCTATGAAGGGTGCCACAGAGGCAACGATTACTTTAGAGTTAATGGAAACACCAGAGTATCAGCAACGATTTGCTGGAAATGCTGACCGTCTTAAGAAGGGTCTAGCAGTATTAACTCCTGCTGAGTATGTTAACGTTGAAGACTCATACCGTCAAGTACTACGTGCTTATGGATTGAAGCAGTTTGATAATGATGCATATGTTAGACAGTTCATTGCCAACGATATGTCGCCAACAGAACTTTCTAACCGTGTCGTTACAGCAGTACAGCGCGTACAAAATGCAGACCCTGCTATCTCACGTCAACTACGTGACTTCTATGGCATTGGTCAGTCAGACCTAGTTGCTTACGTGCTTGACCCACAACAGCAGTTCCAAAAGATTGAACGTCAAGTTGCAGCATCTGAAATTGGTGTAGCAGCGGCACGTCAAGGACTGCAAGCTGGAGTATCGGTTGCCGAACAACTAGCAGCACAGGGTGTTACACAAGCAGAAGCGCAGAAGGGTTATGCAACTATTGCAGATATCCTTCCAACAGCTGAGAAACTTTCTGACATTTATGGAAATACTATGGATGTCTATGGTCAGACAGAAGCTGAGCAGGAAGTATTCAACAGTCTAGCATCAGCACAGCGTAAGCGTCAACGACTTACAGCACGTGAAGTAGCAGCCTTTAGTGGCTCTGCAGGTACAAACAAAACAAGTCTTACAACATCAGCTGTAGGACAATTCTAGAATCCTGAACGGACCTATCGGCCCCGTCAGAGTAATAGACCGATAGTAGGAGCCAGCCAGTTTCCCCGAACTGAACTGTGGCCTGCGAACTAACAACGAATAGAAGGGTGGGTTGCTATGAGCAACAACTACTGGGACGACGAAGACGATGACCTAGATACAGAAACAGAAACACAATTGGATGGAAGTGACTTACTTAAAAAGTTACGTAAAGCCAAGCGTGCAGATGAAAAGCGTATTAAGGAACTTACTGAGCAACTTGAGGGATTTACCAAGTCGCAGCGTGAGTCAACCGTTAAGTCAGTACTAGAAAAGAAGGGTGTAAACCAGAAGGCAGCACGTCTAGTCCTCAAAGATTTAGATGGTGATTTTTCAGAAGAGGCAGTATCGAACTGGCTAGACGAAAACGCTGACCTATTTGGTATAGAGGTATCACAAAAGCGTGATGAACAAAACCTTGCGACATTACGTCAGCAAGACATCATGACACAAGGTGCCGTTACACCAGACCGAGCACAGGACCTAGAACAGCGCATGGACAATGCAGGTTCTATGGAAGAGTTAATCGCCCTGATGCAAGGACAACAATAATCAATCGTTCATAGTCAAGGAGACTAATACAAATGGCAAACGCATATACAGATACCTCGAGCACCTCGCTCGGTGGTTCAGTTGGCGGTGCTGGTCTCGTACAGAAGGCGTATGACCGCCTTCTCGAGTTCGCTCTCCGTTCAGAACCCCTAATTCGTTCTGTCGCAGATAAGCGCCCAGCAAAGCAAGCAATCCCAGGTTCAACAGTAGTTCTACAGAAGTACGTTGACCTAGACACAAAGACATCAACACTAACAGAGACAGTTGACCCAGATGCAGTAGCATTGTCAACACCAACATCTGTTACAGTGACACTTAACGAGTACGGTAACGCTGTACTTGTAACACGTGCGTTGGAACTATTCTCTCTAGCAGATGTAGACCCAGCAATCGCAAACATCATTGCATACAACCTAGCCGATTCTATCGACGTAGTTGCAATGAACACACTACGCTCAGGTTCAAACAACATCTACGCAGGTAACGCAACAGCAGTTGCTAACGTAGATGCAGCTGATACACTAGACTCAGCAGACATCCGCAAGGCTGTTGCTAAGTTGCGTTCTAACAAGGCTAAGGGCCGTCGCGGAAACTCATACTGGGTTGGTATCCACCCACAGGTTTCACACGACCTTCGTGCAGAGACAGGCGACCTAGGATGGCGCTACCCACAGTCACAGTCTGCTTCAGAAGCAAGCAAGATTTGGGCTGGAGAAATCGGTGAGTACGAAGGCGCATTCTTCGTAGAGTCACCACGTCTATACAACGCTAAGACTGGTGCAGACCAGACAGCACTAGCAACAACAGCAGTAACAGTAGCAGGAACATCAGCAGGATTCACATTCGGCGTTGCTTCATCATCTGTTATCGCATCTCGTGCAGAAGTTGGCGACAAGATTGCAGGAACAGGTATCGCTTCAGGCGCACTAATCACTGCTATCTCAACATCAGGTTCAACAACAACTATCACAGTTGACACAGCAAACACAGGAGCAGTAACAGTTTCAACAACTGTAACTGTAACTCCAGTAACACGTGTATTCAACACAATTGTTGCAGGTTCACAGGCAATGGCAGAAGCCGTAGCTGAAGAGCCACACGTAGTTATCGGTAACGTAACTGATAAGTTGATGCGCTTCCGCCCAATGGGTTGGTACGGCGTACTTGGCTTCGCAGTATACCGTGATGAGGCTCTATACCGAATCACATCAGGTTCATCAATCGCTGCTAACTAGTAGTTAATTGACTGCTGGGCAGGGGAAACCCTGCCTGGTGGTGAGTCCACTAAAGGAGGAGTCATGACAGATTACATCTTCGAGACACCAACAGTCGATGAAGGTTTTGAAGGAGTTCAACGACTCTTTACATTTTACAAGTTAACAAAAGGAATCAGTATCATCAGAGTTGATGGAACTTACCGTCAGGTTCGTTACCCATACGATGGTGACCTTGACACTTACCAAGAAGTATATCTTGGCGGTAGCAAGTATACTGTAAATGAGGCAACTCGTGAGGCACTAATCAACGGAAACGTTGGAGTAACCACAGCAAACTTCACAGCAATATAGGGGACATATGGGACACGAACACGCAAGCAAGGTTCTTGAGTGGGGATATAAGTTAGTAGATGGAGACATGATTCCATACTCAGCATTATATGGGTGTGTGTATTGTGATGCTACATCAACTGAACCGTTCCCTGATGAGAATAATATCTTTATAGACCACACCAAGTGTGGACCTGATTGCTTTGGCTGCAAAGCCAGAGGACTTCAGATGAATACTGGCGATGCTAATAGTCAGCGAAATGCTCCACGTAAGCGTTTCGAAAGTGAACTATCTGCTTACGCAAATGCAAAGGCCCAAGGTATACAACCTGGTGGTACAACAATGGAAAAGATTCGTGAGGCAGAACGTGCCTCCGAAGTATTGAATAAGCCGTACAACGCTGAATCAATGCCAGATGCAAAACACGTAAACAAATCAACCGCAGCGGTAATGAAAGAGATAGGACAAGCATAATGATGAAGAACAAGGCTTATAAGATGGGCGAAAAGATGGAGTCCAAGGCTGAGAAGATGATGGAAATGAAGATGGGCAAGAAGAAGATGGCTA